GAAGCACCCGACTATTCTAAGGCTTTTGAGGAGTGGATGTATGAAAATAGAGAATTCTATGCTAAGCATTCAAAAGGTGTTAAAAAACCACCATCCTTTGATGAATTTCTTAAGAGAAAGAAAGTTCAGAAGCCCGTTCCTAAGAAAGTTGTGGAAAGCAAAAGTAAACCTAAACCTAAGGAGGCTAGTCTCCCAAAGTCCACTAAGACTAAGGGTCAAGATAGAACTCCTCCTAAGGATAAGGAAGAAGCTGATGCTAAGCCACAAAAACGACGAAACCGCCGTCGTAAACGTGCGCAGCGTCAACCCTTGACTGGTAAGGATAAAGAAGCAGCTGAAAAATTGCTTGCTGTATTCCAAGCCACCAAGGTTGAGAAAGTTGATGAAAAATCAACCCCAAAGGATGAGCAAAATGCTCGTCGCAAGAAGTTGAAACCATGTTTTGCCTATGCTAAGGGCAAATGCAAGAAGGGAAATGACTGTGATTTCGGTCATTTCATACATGATGATTTTCCTAAAATGGCGACTCGTGAAAAACATTCACGAATTCCTTTCACTACTTTTGAGACTGATGTGATCGATCTCTATATTGGTGATGAACACTTTGGCAAAGGGCACTTGAAAAGTGCTACAATCTTTGTTACTTGTGGTCATGGTGATTTCAAGAAAGTGACGCATGCTAAACAGAAAGGGTTGCCTAAAACTAGTTGTAAATTAGTGCTTGAAAAGCACTATAACAAGCTAGATGGCCACTATGTGTTTGAGCTTGCTAGTGCCTTCAAATATATTCCTGTTGAATTTGGAGTGCCAGAAGCTAAGCAGACATGTTTCATCTATTCTAATAATGATATAGATGCTTCTGTTGTGAATCTTGTTGAGGAAAAGGGTCTTTTCTGCTTGCAGTATACTTATGATAGTAAAAGGGGAGATTGCTCGCATGGAATCATTGACAAAGAAAGAAAAATTGTTATTGGTTTGAATGCTGGAGTAATTCCTGCTGCAGGAAAAAATAAACAAGGGGCATCACGTTGTGCTTGGGCAGTTCCTTTTTGTCCTCAATTCCTTGAGGACTTAAAGGCTTTTTAAGCGTCGACTCAATGTATCCTGTCATGTCAATCAAACCTGCATTTACCATATATAATTTTCAATATATCACTCTTTTAGGTAGAGTCGAGATCAAGAAACTGTCTTCTAAAAGTCAGTATCATCCTGATCTTAGTATTCCCTTTGATTATGAAAATTTGATAAAACACTCCCAAACTGGAGATGTTTATGGTATAGCAGAGTTGGGTGACATCATTGAGTTGTACGACAGGCTTAAAAAGTATGACCGCATTGACATTCCATTAAATAATGACGTGGCAAATATTGCCATTGACTATTTCATGGACAAAATAGGTCCATGCAAATTTCTTGATCATGATGAGGCCTTTTCACGTTTAAATCTTGGTTCTGCCTTAGGGTATGGAGCTAAATTAGAAGGTTTATTTTCGCGAAAAGATCCCGGATTAAGACAATATTTGAATGATTATGTCAGTGCTTGTCAAATAAGTCCACGTAGTGTTTTTATAAACGCTTCACAAAAAGACGAGATTAGACCTTTGGATCAGAAGACCCAAAAACTTAAAACTCCTCGTCTTTTTACGTCCTTTCCAGTAGAACATACATATTTATGCACTATTGCTCTAGGATCTTTCCTAGATCAATTTTATGAGCATAGATTTTGTTTAGATGGTAGTATCTCTGCAGTTGGTGATCCAATGCAAGATGGTGCTTTAGCTGTCTATAAGTATGAACTGGATAAGCGACCTTATCTTTATTGTACAGATACGTCTGGACAAGACTCTTCTGTTTCTGCCGATTTTATTACATTGATTTATAGTAAAATTATGAAGAAATATAATCTTTCTCAAGAGGAAGCATTAATTTTTGAAAGTTGCAGGAACAATTCAGTTAATAAGGTTGTGAGCGTTTGCGGTATGTTGTATCTCGTTCCTAGAGGATTAGGTTCTGGAGATTATCTTACTGTAGTTATTAATATTATGTGGCGTCTATATATGATTCTTGAGAATTATAAGTATCCTCTCGATACTTATTTCTTAGATAATACAACAATTATAAATGGAGATGATTTGGTCTTATCATCAAATTACGATGATTTAGATCTCTCTTCAAAGTATGCTACTATAGAATGGAAAGGAAAACATGTAACATGGAGTGAAATGGATTTTTGCTCGTGTTTATTTCATCCATATATACACCATCATCCTGAAAAGGTTGAGGCAGTGTTAAAATTACGAAAACAACGTAAGTATATGGATGATCCTGTTGCAGAAATGCAAGTTCTTGGTGGCCTACTTCGAGTTCTCACAAATGAAGATCTCCATCTTAAAATTACTAAGATGATGATGAAACTTCGTGATGAACATGATTTATTTGATTTGTATGATTCATTATATATAGACTATGGTGATTTGTTTGCTTTATACAATTATCCTATGGAGCTTCATTAGTTCTAGGATTTGTCCTGAGTATGACGTTAAACTGCTCCTTAGACCAAGGTCTAGTTAAATGCGAAAGCAGCCTACTTTAAAATGTCGACGCGTTCGATCAAAAAAGGGTCTAAGGGCCAATTGACTATCTCCCGTAATTTCGGTAGACAGCAAAATGCTAATATGAAAAAAGTAAATAATCCTAAGAAGAAAAGGAATAGAAACAGAAGAAGAAATCGTCAAAGAAATAGAGGTGGACAAATACCTCAGCAGATGCCATTCACGGCCAGGACTGGAAACAGTATTGGTACAAAACAGGTCACAAGTAAAATTGTGCCGTTTCGTGAAGAGCTTGGACCCATTAGTGGGTCCTCAGCTTTTGCTACAACTGCTTATTCTTTGAATCCTGGACAAAGTGCCACTTTTCCATGGTTGGCTTTAGAGGCTAAACAATGGGAAAAGTATCGATTCAAGAGTTTGAAATTTCTGTATACTCCTCAGGTTACAGAGTACTCTACGAATGGTGTAGGAACCTTAGTCCTTGGATTTGATGCCAATGCATCCGATGCTCCTCCTAATGATCTTACTCATGCGTTGAATTGTCAACCTCGTGTGTTTGATCTTCCTTGTAAGGAGCTTGAGCTTAATATTCCACAGAAAGCAATGAATCTTTTGACTGATGGATATTTCGTTCGCCCTGGCAATCTTCCTGGTCAGTCTGACATTAAGACCTATGATTGTGGGAATTTGAATATTTCCACCATGAGCAATGTCAATGCTAACCAAATTGGAATCCTCGCAGTAGAATATACTGTTGAGTTTTTGATTCCTATATTAGAGCCAACTGTTGGTCCTCCAATGAACAACAGTGTCTCATTTTTCGCTTCAGGCGGAACTGGAGAAACTGCTGCAACTGGAGTTGAAACACAGTCACTTCTTGCAAGTACTCTTGCAAATGGTTGTAATGCTGTTAATACAGCTGGCTCTATTGTTCTCCCTCAAGGTAATTACCTCTTGGATGTCTATTGGGAATTTTATGTCAATGCTACTGACTTAGATGAAGCCATAGGTGACATAAAGAAAAATGGGACTTCCCTTTTCAAGGCCAATTTAGAACCAAATGCTGGTAATTACTCCGGAATTCTTGGAGATCAATTCTACAATGTCAAAGCTAGTGAATTTGTAACTAGTAATGGCACTGACGCTTTCACTTTCTTCTATGAGGGTACCTACTCAGGTGGTGCTATGCTCGTGGATGTGAGAGTTCGATTCGTC